GCCCATCTTCCTTTTCGCGCGGACAAAGGAAAACAGAACCAAAAGGAAAAGGTCATGACCAACCGCGAATTGAAGCGATCAGCAAAGATTCGGTCGGCACGTATGGGCCAGATGTAGCAGCTTGGGCAAAAAGAGTTCTTGATGTAGAGCTCATGCCTTGGCAACGGCACGTACTTGATGGACAATTGGCGATTGACGCTGATGGCAACTGGTGCAACCGCATGTCACTTGTCAGTGTCGCACGACAGAACGGCAAGACGGTCGCGCTGAAGGCGCTGCTCGGATGGTGGCTGACAGATTACGCAGCAGAAGCCGGGCCGCAAAACATTCTCAGCACAGCACACCGACTCGATCTAGCGACATCGTTATTTCAAGACCTTGCGCCAATACTTGAGGCAAAATTCAATGCCAAAGTCGTATGGCAATACTCAAACAACCGATGTGAAGTAGGCAATTCAAAATGGTGGGTCAAAGCTGCACGCCCGAGCGCCGGTCACGGCATGTCAATAGACCTGATTGTGGCAGACGAAATTTTCGGCATCAATTCCGAGACGCTTGACATCGGCCTGCTACCAACCCAACGTGCTCGACCCAATCCGTTGTGCTCGATGTGGTCAACGGCAGGCACCGAGGAGTCGGTGGCGATGTTGCGTTGGCGTGAGCAAGGCTTGCGCGCGATTGATGAGGGCAAGAGCACTGGCATTTATCTGGCGGAGTATTCGCCACCGCCAGACATTGAGCCGATGAGCGAGGCCGCGTGGGAGTACGCCAACCCAGCGCTCGGACACACGCTCGACATCCGCACAATTCAGCAAGAGGCCAAATCTCCAAATCGTGCAGGGTTCCTACGCTCAAGTGTCAACCTATGGGTTCAATCCGAGATCAGTTGGCTGCCGCCTGGCAAATGGGAATCGCATGCCACCGACAAGCCGCCGATGCCTGGCGGCGTGCTCGCAGTCGAGGTGGCGATGGAGGATGGCAGGTACGTCGCGGTACGTTGCAACGCGAACTCTGCTGGGATGCTGACTGCGACTGTCGCATTCATGTGCGAGACGATCAACCAGGTGTGGGAACACATACGGCAGCAGATACGCGACAACCCGAATCTTACGGTGGCGATAACGCCGACTCTTGACACGAATTGCCCGACCGATTTGGCGCGGCGTCGCGTCATCGTCGGCTACCAAGAAATTACGCGCTACACATCGATGGTGCGACAGCTGATCAACGAAGGCCGCGTCAATCACACCGGCGAGACGATGCTTGCCGAGCATGTCGGTCGCGCGGTCGCGGTCAAGACGCCTGGCAGTATCGCATTGAGCTCTACGAAGTCAGCCGGGCCGATTGAGTTGGCGCGATGCTTGGTGTGGGCTGTCGGTTTGTCTGCTCGACCGCGACCGATGGTGAACAGACCCATGATTGCATCAAGCGCCTAGACTGACGACCCATGGCATCACTCTTTAGTTTGAAGCGCGGCACACCAACGCAGTCACAGGCACGCATCGGCGCTGCCGGTGCAGCTGGCGACCCATACGTCGGCAATTTCATGACCTACACCGTGGACTTCACACGGTCGCAAGCCATCCAAATTCCGACAATCAGCCGTGCACGCGACCTGATCTGCAGCATGATCGGCTGCCTACCAATCCGCCAATACTCCAAACAGTGGGTCAACGACGATTACGAGGACATTGATTTGCCCGATGACACCTGGTTCATGCAGCCCGACCCCAACGTGACACGAAACTTCATCTTGAGCTGGACTGCCGATGACTTGTTTTTCTACGGTCGAGCATTCTGGATTGTGACCAGCCGATTCGGGAACGGATTCCCGGCGACGTTCACGTGGATTCCCGCATCGAACGTGCAGACACGCGATCAAGCCGGGCCGCTGTGGTTCGGCCCGAGCAAAGAGGTGTATTTCAACGGCACGCTGCTGAACCCACAGGATGTGGTGCAGTTCATCAGCCCGATTCAAGGCGTGTTGACGATGGGTGCCAGGGCAATTCGCACCAACATCAATCTTGACACGAGCGCGGAGCGATTTGCACGCAACCAGACTCCAGCAGGTGTGTTGAAGCAGACCGAGGGCGAGCCGTTGAGCGCCGAGGAGCTGAGCGAATTGGCTGCAGGGTTCGCAGCTGCACGAAACAACAACGCCATTGCCGCGCTCAACCAGTACGTGGATTGGAAAGAGTCGTACATGGATCCGAGCAAGTTGCAGTTGACCGAGGCGCGCACGTATCAAGCGCTCGAGATGGCACGCCTTGCGAACATTCCGCCATACCTGGTCGGCGCGCCGACCGGCGGCGGCATGACTTATCAGAACGCCCTTCAGGCACGCCAAGATCTGTATCTATTTGGGGCAAAACCTTATATTGAATGCATCGAGTCAACGCTGTCAATGAACAACGTGACACCACGCGGTCGTTACATTTATCTTGACGTCGAGTATTACTTGGAGGATGCAAACGAGGTGCCGGGGTCAGGTAACGCTGCACCTGCCCCGGCGCTACCCTCTCAGGAAGGAAACACATGATCAAGCTCACTGCCACCGATACGTTCATCATCGCTGAGGAAGGCGAGACACCGCGCACCATCTCGGGCGTCGCAGTGCCCTGGAACACCGAAGCCACCGTCAGCGATGGCACCCGGGTCAAGTTTGAGCGCGGCAGCCTTGCCACCAACGGCAAGAACCCCAAGCTGCTCAAGTACCACGACGACACCAAGCCTGTCGGCGTCGTGACAGGCCGCGTGGACTCCGAGAAAGGCATGTTGTTCACGGCACGTATCAGCGCCACCTCGGAGGGCAACGACATGCTCGAGCTCATCAAAGATGGGGCCGTTGACGCGGTATCGGTCGGCGTAAACCCTATCGAGTTCAGCTACGACGACCAGGGCACCATGGTGATCAGCCGTGGCGACTGGGTAGAGTTGTCGCTAGTCACCGCACCGGCATTCCGCGGTGCTACGATTACAGAGGTTGCAGCGACCGAATCCAAACCGACAGAGGAGCTACAACCAATGACCGACAAGATCGAAACCGCTGCAGCAGTCGCTGAAGTTCCAGCCGCTGCACCGACTCAGCCTGTTTGGGCTGCCGCCAAGAAAGAGTTCAAGCTCCCATCGGCTGCCGATTACATCAGCAAAGTGCTCCGCGGCGGCGCCGAAGCACAACAGTTTTTCGCCAACATCAAGGCTGCTGCGCCCGATGTGGTCACGACCGACACGCCTGGCATCCTGCCAGAGCCGATCGTCGGCCCGGTATACAACAACTTCCGTGGCTTGCGCCCAGTCGTTGACGCAATCGGCGTCAAGGCGATGCCAGGTGGCGGCAAAGTGTTCCGTCGCCCAGAAGTCACCACGCACACCACGATCGGTGCCAGTAACGGCGAAAACGCCGCCCTCGACTCAGGCACGTTCGTTGTTTCAAACAACAACGTCACCAAAGAGGTTTACGGCGGCTACGTTCGCCTGTCGGAGGAAGACATGGATTGGACTGAGCCTGCAGTGCTCGGCCTCCTGCTCGATGACATGGCGCGCATCTACGCCAACGAAACCGACAACGTGGCAGCAGACAACCTCAGGAGTGGCGCAACGCAGACCACTGCGTTCACCAGCCCGATGACCGATCCAGCCAACTGGGCATCGTGGATGTATACAGCGGCATCCGCAATCCTGTCAGGTTCAAATGGCAACTTGCCGACACACCTGTTCCTCTCGCCCGATCAGTGGGCAGCTCTTGGCAAGCTCAGCGATGACGCAAACCGACCGCTGTTCCCACAAGTTGGCCCAATGAACGCGTTTGGTTCGTTGCAACCCGGTGGCTCAGCAGGCAACGCATTCGGTTTGGTTGTTGTCGTTGACCGCAACTTCGCCAGCGGCACGATCATCATCGGTGACCCGAGCGGTTACGAAATCTTCGAACAGCAGAAGGGCGCAATCCAAGTCGAGGCTGCTGACGGTTCGCTGTCGCGTTACATCAAGTTCCGTGGCTACTTCGCCACCTTGATGATTGATCCGCAGAAGTTCCGCAAAGCTGTCTGATCTAACTAGTTCGCCTCCTCCAAGCGACTAACACCGTGGCGACGTACACCATCACCCACTCCCAGGTGGTGGACAACGTTGCCACGGTGCAGGTTTTGCAGCCGGTCAACTTCGAGGTCGGACAATCCGTAACGATCAGCGGCCTGGCTGGTTTCAACGGCACATACGTCATCACGGCGTTGCCCGAGTATTACTTCACCGGCGTCAGCGACCAGGGCGACTACGAGTACGACACATCGCGCATCATCCCCAACCAAATTCAGTTTGCGCTCACTGCAGCCAACCAAGAGCGTGCAGCCGCGTCAGGCAGCCTCACCTACTCGGTTACGTGCACGTGGATCAGCCAGGGCGATCTTGAGGATTATCTGGGCTACACATTTACGAGCCCAAGCGCCGATTACGACATCATGGTGATGGCGGTTGGTGCTGCCAACGCATTCGCATTCCGTAGGCGTCAAGAATCGGGTTATTGGGATTCAGCGAGCACCGTTCCGGGGCTCGATGTCAAGCTGGGCACCACGATGTACGCAGCAGTGCTGTACCGCGAAAAAGGCAGTGTCGAGGGCTTGGCTTCGTTTGATCCGTTGGCTGTCGGCGGCCCGGTGGCAGGCAACTTCGGTCAAATCATGCGCCTGCTCGGTGTGAACAAACCGCAGGTCGCCTGATGCCAGACCAACTGTTCAAGACTGGTTACGACCAGCTCGTCAGCACCTTGCAAGCAATCAGCGGCCTTAAAGTGTTTGATGATCCGCGCACACTCAACCCGCCATGCGCACTCGTAGAGGCACCGACCATTTCGTTGAACACCAACGTCAACGCCGACATGGAATTCCGCGTCGTCATCATCGGCCCGGGCATCGGAGACAACCGCACGCTTGACACGCTGCTCGATACAGCCGACCTGATTCGTGAAGCCAAGATCGGGTTGACCGCGGCTCGACCCACTACGGTCAGCTACGGCGGGATGGATTACAGCGCCTACGAGTTGACCATCCGCACCAAAGTGAGCCCTTAGGGCTACTAGACTGCGGATTGGCTTGCAGCGAGCCTCCAAATCAAGGAGTGAACCCACATGGCAGTTGCAACCACCATTCTCGGCCCCGCCTTATTCGCAATTGGCGCATCGTCGCCAGGCACCGCGTACACCGACCAAGTGACCAGCGTGACCGTGGTGAAAAGCCGCGAGGCGCTTGATCAGAGTTCGTTTGGTGACACCGGGCGACAGATGGTGGGCGGCCTCACCAACGTGGAAGTCACCGCTGAACTGCTGTGCAACGACACGGCGGCAAATGC